CAAGAAGTGCGTCAAGCGCAGAAGCTATGCATACTGTCTAAGATGATGCCAGTAACGCAATACATTGCTGTTCGCACAGACACAGGGTCCAAGGTGCAGGTACCAATCGGCGTAGACTGCGAAGCATTCTAAGGGGAGCGATCTAGATTAGACCCCCCTAAATGATGCTGCAGAAAACCTCATAGGCCTATATAGGATATAGCCACCTGCTTATATTATCCTCATAAACCATTCTCAAAAAAACGCCCCAGAAAAATTTTCCCAGAAAAAATTTGGTGTAAAACCCCTGCTAACCCCTGTTCCTACTCTATGTCTACGCCATGTCGATACTAAATCCTACTCCGCAAGAAATCGAAGATGACAAAATACGTACTTATAGAGACTACTGGAATACTACGAAAGCTGAAGAGCAATCCGCCAAAACCAAATTGGACGATATAGTGGAAAAACACATGGCCGAAGCCATGGCTACTGTGAAACAGAATCAAATCGAAGAGCAAGCGGAGAAATACAGTACTAATCAGCACAGTGGAAAAATATTCATCGTTGCTGGTAATCGTGCTGAGTACACCGCTTGGGTTGAGAGAAACGGCTATAAGTACACAGAAACCGAGTATGTACAAAACGCCCAGTCTCTTAAAGGCTTAGAGAATATCCGAGGCTTCTACATCGGTACTTATGCCAAGAGACCCGACATACAAGATATAATGAGCGTGATTGCCGTATCCAAGCGAAGATTAACAGTTGATGCCACAATTTCAAATGGTACAGTAGGTACATCTGTTGGATATGTGGATACAATCTCGACAATTATTCGAGTTGATATCAGAGAAAAACTTCACGCTGCAATCCAAGCAACATCTTACCCCGATGCGACGATAAAGTTTATAATTTCGCTGATAGACAAAGAGTTAGACAAATATTAATACGGAGAAAACTATGCCAAATTGGTGCTATAATTCAGTAACCCTACATCACACAGATGTAAACAAAATGAATGCCCTTAAAAAGCATTTGGACGGTAGCGGTTTAATCGCTTCCTATTTTATGCCTGTCCCTCTCGATGAACAGGATAATTGGTATCTTTGGTGTGTCGAGGCATGGGGCACCAAATGGGACTTCGAACCTTTGGATTGGTGCAGTGTTGATAATCAGATTGAGATTCAATTCGAGTCAGCCTGGTCTCCGCCGATTGCCCTTTATGACTTCTTAGTCACCGCGGGATGGTCTGTAGACGCCAAGTATAACGAACCCGGAGCTGGCTATATTGGTAGATATACCGATGGCTCGGATGATTATTATGAATACGATATTTCGGAACTTGACTCTATTAAAACGCTTCCTGAAGATCTAATACTGTTTGGCAATCTAGATGAGGAACATGCAATCTGGAAAGAATATACTTATACTGATGGAGAAATTTAATGCTTTTACTTTTGTTGAATTTATCGTTGACCGCCCTGAACCTTTGGTGGGCTAGAGAAAATTTCCGTTATGGAAATCAGTTTGCAGGATATATTAGCCTTGGTGCTGCGGCATTCTGCTTCTCTATGGCAATGCTGCAGATCAATGCCAATGCGGGCTTTGAATAGATGAGGGTTGACTTTCTGGGCCGTGGGTGTTAAAATATAGAAAAGATCGGAGACGACTGTGAGCTTATTAGTAATGGCTATTATTTTGTTTATTGAATTTGGAACTAAACTATGAGTTATTTTATGAAGTCGGGTAGCACCTGGAGAGTTGCTACTAAGGAGTCAATGGACTTGCACGAACGGTTACCTGTTGGTAATTATGTAGTGAAGCAGGATCTGTTTGAGAACTTGTACTTGGAGCATACTGAGGACTTTGAAATCCCGGCAAAGCTCTACGGTGACACTACTCGTAATGCTGATAGAATCATGAATTCTTTCTGGCAACGAAACAAGTCTACAGGTGTTATGCTTGTGGGTGAAAAAGGTTCAGGCAAGACTTTACTAAGTAAGCACATCTGTGTTGAGTTGGCTAAACAAGGTGTTCCTACAATCGTTATTAATTCTCCTTGGCATGGTGACAAATTCAACACCTTGATTCAAACCATTGAACAACCTGCAATTATCTTGTTCGACGAGTTTGAGAAGGTCTATGACTCTGAAGAGCAAGAACACCTCTTGACTCTGTTGGATGGTGTTTACGCTTCTAAAAAGCTATTCATGTTGACCAGCAACGACAAGTGGAAGGTTGACTCTCACATGAGAAACCGTCCAGGTCGAATCTTTTACATGATCGACTTCAAAGGCTTAGATGCAGATTTTATACGTGAGTATTGCGTCGACAATCTTAACGAACAAAAGCATATCGAGACTATTGTTAACATCTCTACGATTTTTGCCGAATTCAACTTTGATATGTTGAAGGCTTTGGTTGAGGATATGAATCGGTATAACGAATCTCCACAGGATGCCTTACGTATTCTAAACATCAAAGCAGAATATGATAGCGGTGCATCGTACAATATTGAGGTATTCCGAGGTGACAAAAAAGCAGATAGACATAGCCCGAGCTCTTGGAATGGTACTCCTTTAACAGCGAAAGACATGAACGTAAGCTGGTACTTCGGCGGTAAAAAGAAAGGTACGGATCCTACATTATGCGTCACCATAGATGAAGATGATGACCCCGACTTTGAAGGTTGGCATGATGCCGATTTTGGTCCAGAAAATCTAATCAAGTTCGACACTAAGAAAGGTTTGTTCATTTACGAGAAAAACGGTGTGACTGTTATCTTGACTCGTGAAAAAGCAAAGTATTTTAATTTTGATGCATTCTGAGGAGATAATATTATGATGCCAGCAGGAAAATATTACGTAGGTGATTTGTGCTATGTAATGGATGGTGATGAATGGAATGAATTTTGTGAAACTAGCCTACCATCCCGACAAAGCAATGCATGGGATGGCGAATTTCAATTTAAAGATGGTCGCCGATTTGCTACATACAGTACCAAATGGGGCGATGGTACTTACTATGACGAAATCGGACACTCTTATTCAGTCGATGCTGGTCTAATTGGTTGTATCCTTGTGTCTGATATTAAAGCTAATAAATACGATAACCTTTTAGACGTAGGTGCTATCTTAGAATTCGATGAGGATTTTGAGACAGGTGAGCATGAGGGTAAAATACAATTTGGTTACATTGTAATCGATACGGATCCAATATACGAAGATGAGGAATTGTAATGACAAAAGTTACTAGAAAACAACTTGATGATAGAGATCATGTATTAATGCTCAGAGAAACTAGGCGCAAGGCAAAAGAATTTCAAAAGCATCAAACAGATATTGGGATGTATAATAAAAAGGCAGTTGTTAAGGTACAGGATAAGAAAAATAAAGTAGATGTAATGGCATAAATACTTATTTAAATGAGGAGCCATTATGTATAGAACAGTAATGGCGTTCCTATTCTGCTTATTAAGCCCTATAGCAAACGCCCAACAAATAATAGATCTAACAAAAACAATGAAATGTTCTGACGCACAAATCGTCATGAATTATTTTGCAGACACCCACAAAGAAACACCAGTTTGGGTGGGAAGAACAGTACATAACACACATATTGCATTATTGGCAAATAAAGAAACACGATCATGGACTATGGTCGAATATGATTCTAAACTAGCATGTGTGTTGGGAGCAGGCGATGAAAAAACAAGCAGTAACTTAGAATTTCTTTGATATACAAATTATAGATTATGTTTATACCGGAAAAACAATACAAACAAATAATTAATAGCACCGTCAACCTTTGCGTTGACGTTTGCTTGAGATATAATGATAAAGTTATACTAATTAAAAGAACAGAGGAACCCTGCAAGGGGGTTTACTGGCCAATTGGTGGCAGAATTCAAAAAGGTGAGACTGCGCAACAGGCAGCCCGCCGAAAAATCAAAGAAGAAATTGGTATAGACTATACTAATAACCTATATCCTATGGGTTACTATGAAGACCAATACACTTCAAACTCATTTTCCAAAAATACCGATTACTGTACATTAAGTATTGTATTTGCGGGAGATCTCACGGGCTTGCCCTTAATAAAACTAGACAAAACTTCCGAAGATTATGGAATTTTCTCGGAATTGCCGGAAAGATTTAAAGTTAATACATTCATTGAACTTAGCGATATATCAGGATGGGTATAAATAAAAGTATGGCCTATGTCTGGCCTTGAAATTTAATCATTAAAGGAATTAAAATGGAAATTATTGTAATTTTAGCAATTGTTGTTGTACTTGGATATTTGGCCTACAACAAAATCGAAAAAGCAAAAACTGAATCTCAAAAAGATACTATTTGGACAGCACCTGAAGTTGTAAAAGTTCAGGAAACTGTAAAAGAGGAAGTAAAAACAGTGGTAGAGACGCTTGATGTTAACAAAGATGGCAAAGTTAATCTTGACGATGCCAAAGAAGTTGTTAAGCGAGGAAGAAAGAAAAAAGCCAGTTAATTTGTAATGTTTTTGTGATGGCGTATAATAATAAAAAGGAGAAATTATGCCAGCATGGGACGAACACGCAGAAGAAGAAAAGAAAAATCCTACACCATTTAACACAAACGCAATTCCACCAGCAGGATTCGTATCAGGCAACCCTGATATGTTAAAAAGCACAGGTGGAGCAATGCAGGAAGGTGCAGATGTTCTAGTTAAGAATGATAATTCTGATTGGATCAATAAAAAATGGCGCCCAGCAATGGGTTGGGTTTATATGGCAACATGTACAGCAGACTTTGTAGTATTCCCAGTACTATGGTCTTTGTTACAAGCATTAAGTAATGGTGCAGTTACAAATCAGTGGCAACCACTAACGCTTCAAGGAGCAGGTTTATATCATATAGCAATGGGTGCCGTTCTTGGTATCGCAGCTTATGGTAGAACGAAAGAAAAAGTAGCAGGAGCTGCTTAAAACGGAGTGCGGGGCGATCCCGCACTCTTTATAATTATTTTATTCATTAGGAGTTGATATGGCTAATCATAAAGAGCGTGATCCAAATACCACAAAATCCGGTAAACCAAAACTTCACTCAAAACCATTGGCAGAATTACAAGCCATGGTTAAGAGTGCACGACCAAAAAATATACCAGTAATAAATCGAGCAATCATGAAAAAAGTTGGCAGGGGCGGTTAATGTCGGTATTTTATAACATGGCAGCTACGCCACCTCCACCTTCCCCATCCACAGACGATTTTATTCAATTTATAGAACCAGTAAATAATATTGGAAATCAATTAGCACAATTATTGGGTGGTGTCAATCAAAGTGTTCAACAAGAAGCATTTTTTCAAATGCTTAGATATAAAAATAGAAAAGCTAGAGTCTTAAAAAACCGTATTGCTAATAATTTTAGCGGTAAAGTATATTTAACAGATCATATTTTTCATGCTGTGCAATATAAGCCACCTGGTGCACAGATTGAATTTTTTAATATGACAAAAGCTCCAGAAATATTCCATAATTCTGTAGTAGTTCTAAATAATAACAATGTTATGACGGATGGTAACTTAAATAAGTATATTCAATTATATTTAAATTCGGAAAGTTCTGTTTTTGTAATATGGGACTTTGATAATCATCATTGGTTAGCATTATCTTCAGTATTAGCTGCTACAAGCGATTTATATGTACCTTCGCATTCTGATAATTTAGATCCTTTGTCTAAATTTAATAATATTATGGCAGGACCTATCGGTGCAGGAACTATTCAATGGACCAGAGAATTTTTAGAAAATAATGTAGACATTATTAAAAATAATTTTAGGTCAAATGACCCGTTAGGTACACATATTGAATATCCGCAATTTATTAATAGACAAAAAATACTACAAATACTACATCAAAATCTTAAAAATGTCAAACTTGTAGATGGATCTTATCATGACAGAGATATAAATGATAGGTTTAACGAATGGTGTAGCCATAAAGCACATTGGATTGTTCCTGTTCAAAATGATACGCCTATTCGAATATTTGATGCGTTAATTACTGGCGGAATTCCTATTATTCCCAGATCCTTAAAATATCATAAGTATGTGGTTGATCTGTGGGATCATGTATTATTTTATAATTATGAAGACATTTATAATCCATTGCCAATAACTGAAAAAGCGAATAACCTTTTTGACGAAAGGGGTATTCAAGGAATGCTTGACAGGCACTCCAAAGTGTTATATAATTACCATGTAGACAACAAAGTTGAATCAATTTTAAAGGCGGTGAATGATGAATATGGAATCCCCGGTTTGGTATAGTACAGCAATACCCGAAGAACAAGAGCTTTATCGAGAATGGTTACAAGGTGTACTTAAGATGCACACGGTAGACTTGACTTTTCGGAAGAAAGATGATACAATAAGGAAAATGAAGTGTACCTTAATTGAATCCATGTTGCCCGTGATTGAAAAGAAAACAGATCGTGTTCGCAAAGAGAACAATGATGTTATTTCTATTTTCGATTTGGAAAAAAACGAATGGCGTTCATGCAGGTACGATTCAATCGAATCCATCACATTTGACTTAGGAAAATAAATGGCGACAAAACGTGAACATGATGCAAGTAAGGTTTTACAATCTGAACCCTTAGTGTCTAAACTTAATCCTTTGTCGGATGATTATAAAATTACTTTGATGCGTCTTAATAATTGGTATAGCGCAGAAAAAACACGAGGTGATTCTTACAAATATTATCAACAATATGTTAAAAAGAATCGCTCATCCGATGTAAAGTATTTTGCAGAAGTTGAGGAAAAAGATGTTCACATTTCTTATGGCTGGATGGCACGTATGTTATTACAAGGTGCTATTGTTTCCGAAGAACATCAAACAGCGTTTGATAAAAACTTAAATAGTTTAATTGATTTGGGTAAAGCTAGACTTCTATCAAAAGAAACGGTTGTTAAGGTTGCTATAGCTACATCTACAGTTAAACGTATTTCTATTCAAGATGCGGTTAAGGAAAAGGCATCTGAGTATGTTGGCGAGTTAGAAGGATGTATAGATGAATTTTGTACAGAGGATAAAGATTTTACTTTGTACAATCATTTAAAAGGTAATCAGATTCCTGGACCATATGTATCGTATGTTAGAACATGGGCAGAAAGCAAACTTGCACAATGGCAAGAAGTTGCTGAATCTAAAGACTCTCAAATTATTGAGGGATACTCTAATTTTCCAAAACGAAAAATTACAAAGATTGTAAAACTATTTGAATCTTTCTTGGATGACTGCGATAAGTATGGTCAATTTAAGAAAGCCAATCGTAAACCGAGAGCAACAAAAGCAAAACCCGCAATATCCCAAATTAAGAGTTTGAAGTATAAACTAAAAGATGACGAACTTGGATTAACTTCTGCAAAAGCTTTTGATCTTGTAGGTGCAGAACAAGTATGGTTGTTCAATACTAAGACTCGTAAGCTAGCAGTGTACACATCCGAATCTACTCAAGGTATGACGGTAAAGGGTACATCTTTGCAGAATTGGTCTCCAGAAAAATCCAAGCAAAAGACTTTGCGTAAGCCCGAAGAACAGATTAAGGATTTACTCGCATCAGGTAAAGTTAAACTTAGAACTTTCTTAGAAGGAATAAAATCTAAAGAACAAGCGGTTAATGGTCGGATAAATATAGATACAATTATATTAAAAATAACGAGGTAAATATATGGCGGGTCTAAGTTTAAGTTATTGCCAATTAATCAAGATAGTTTTATCGCAGATTGGCGGTAGTCCTTTAAAACAAGTATATACACAATTAAGCCAAGGCGCAAAACAAATAGTTACTGGAAGCGGTGTTATCCCAAATCCATTGACTGAGATAAAAGCTGTTATTGATCAAATTACAAATGCTATTAATACTGCATCAGGAGCTCTTGCTAGTGCTCAGGAAATGATGGAACGTATTGGACAACAAATATATGAAAACCCTATGGGTGCTCCAATTGCTGCAGCTATTGATATGGCAGATGTTAAGATCACCAAAATTACAATTAGGCAGCAAGATATTGTTGCCTATGAGAATGCCAATGGTGTAGATACTGCACCACCTCAAGTCCCGTATACTAGTATTGTCACAGAAAAACAAAGATTAACTGACGAAAAATCTGCTTTACAAATTTATAGAGACAAACTGGTTCAATATAAAACAAACACGGATAGACTTAGTGGAGTATCAACACTATCAGGTTCAGAAGCAGGCGGAGGGTGTTCTCTTCAAGACTTATTGGGATCAGGTTGTACCCCTAATGATGCGGTTCCAGATATTGATCTTAAAAATTTAATCGATTCTTTGAAGCAAGGCGATCTTCTTCTTGCACTAAAGGATAAGATGTTCAATGCCGCAGGATTCGACGATTACCAAGAAGCATTGACAGATGCAAACAATAAAATTAATAGTTTTGTTAATAGTTTTAATTCTTTAGTAAATAAGGCAGCAATTAGAAACGCGGTTCAAGCACAAATAACACAAATAGTATTTAATTTACTTTCGGGTTGTTCTGGAGGTATATATGATTTAACATTAAAATCAAATGTTAAATCAACAGTTTCAAGTTATGTTAGCGTTCTTCAAGATGAGGCAGATGGAAAAGCATTTATAGATGCGAATGGTAATGTTACCCCTATAGCTGCAGTAACAACAGATCCATCATATCTAGAACTAGCATCTGCTGATGCTCCAGCATGGACAGCGACAGTTGTCATATACAGCCCAGAAAAAGAAGTAAAATCTTATAGTTTAGGAAGTTCTTATACTAATGCTAAAGAAGCATCAGCCGCACTTGAAGCGGTTTTAGATAGAAATGGTATAACAAAATATATTATTACTATTTTTAAGAATGGTAAAAAAGAAGGCAGCACAAGTAAAAATTAAAGAATGGAAATTAAATGATTGTAGTAGACTTTAATCAAACCGCTATTTCTAATCTAATGATGGAAGTAGGTGGGCGCAATGACATTGAAATTCAAGTGCCTCTTTTGAGACATATGATTTTAAATTCTATTCGTAGTTATAAGAAAAAGTTCGGCAAAGAATATGGTGAGCTTGTAATTGCTTGCGACAATCAAACATACTGGCGCAGAGAATATTTTCCTTATTACAAAGCTGGCCGCAAAAAAGCTAGAGAAGAATCTGGCTTTGATTGGAAAACAATCTTTGAGGCTTTGAATTTAATTAGAAGTGAACTTGAAGTATTCTTTCCATATAAAGTAATTAATGTGGATGGTGCAGAAGCTGACGACATTATTGCTGTTCTAGCAGAGTGGTCTCAAACCAATGATACCAATAGTGTATTATTCAATGAATCTAAACCATTTTTGATTCTATCGGGCGATCATGATTTTATTCAATTACAAAAGTATGAGAATGTAAAACAATTTTCGCCTGTGCAAAAGAAATTTGTTAAACCAGATATTAGTCCAGAGAAATATATATTTGAACATATTATCCGAGGCGATAAGGGCGATGGTGTTCCTAATGTATTGTCAGATGATGACAGTATCATAACAGGTACGCGGCAAAAAGCTATACGTCAGGATAAAATTGATATTTGGTATAAAGACTTTGAAGCTATGCCTCAAGATGCAAATTTTAAAAAGAATTATGACCGTAACAAAATGTTAGTTAGTTTCGATTCAATACCGCAAAAGGTCAGATCTGCTATTATAAATAGTTATGTCGATAAACCGCAAAAAGATAAAAGTAAATTACTAAACTTCTTTATTGAACATAAAATGAAGAATATGTTAGAACTGATAGAGGAATTTTAAAATGAAGACATTAATACCCCAGATATTTGAGGAAGTTGAGAAAGCAGGTAGTAAAGAAAGCAAAATTAAAGTATTGCGTTCTTATGAAAGCCCTGTACTATTTGGTATACTGCAAGTAAATTTTAATACAGATATTAAAGTACATTTACCTGAGGGAGAACCCCCTTTTAAAAAGGATACGTCTATTCCAATGGGCTATTCGGAAACAAATCTTTATACAGAATGGCGAAGAATGTATATTTGGTTAGATGATAATATAAATCTAACAAAGATGAGAAAAGAACAGTTGTTCACGCAAATGTTAGAGGGCATTCATTGGTCAGAAGCGGAAGCCGTTTGTTTAGCTAAAGATAAAAAGTTACAAACCAAATATAAATCGTTAAAAGAGGATTTGGTCAGAGAAGCTTTTCCTAATATATTGCCTGCTAAAAAGAAAGCTGAACCTGCAACAAAAAAGAAAACGGCTTCTTTGAACGAGTAATAAAATTGTTTAAAAGTAATCAGATAGAGGTATCCTGCAAAGAAGCCTGGTCAGATATGGGAGCCTTGCCCGAGGATCCAAAAATGGATCCTAGAATATTTAATAATCATAAGTATCGAGCATTTGACAAGTATTGAAAAAGGTGTTATAATT